ATTGTCTGGGAAGGCCATGTGGCCGTTAGCAAGGCTGGCGTTGATCACTGCTAGCACGCTGGGATGCGCGTTATCGAACTCATCGAAGTGAAACACGCCGCCATGTTCGAACGCTTGCCGGTAAAGGCTGGCCACGTACTCCCCAGCAGCTTGCATGTAACCCAGCAGGCTAGACGCTGGGGTCTGCGGGCTAAGCGATATCGAGTAATACGAGACGCCTAGGGCATCCGCGCACTGCTCAGCTATCGTGCTCTTGCCAGTGCCAGCAGGCCCAACCATCAGGCAATGCTCACCAGCGTTAAGCACGGTGAGCACTGTTGGCACAGACTTGTGCGTGAGACCCGGTATCACCCGAGTCTCAGTGTCCGTCTTGATCTGCACTGTTACCGGCGCCGTGATCTGATCAATCTTGGCATCAACCTTGGAAAGCAGTTCAGCAGCATAGCTGCCATGCTGTTCCGTGATCATGCCCCGAATCGAGTCGGCATCCACTGTTGGCCTGAGTGCTGCCAGCAATGCCGCCGCTGTCGCCAGATCATCCCCAGCAGGCTTAGGCGTGCCGTTAGGCACGCTGGGGCTAGCAGGGATCACCGGGCTAGGGACGCTAGCAGGGCTAGGCGTGTCGTCACGAGATGCCTTGCGGCACTCGTGACGGGCACCGCTAGTCTCAATCAGCGTCATCTTGCCCGACGTGTTGTGAGTGTTACAGGCGAACCCTTCACCCTCACGATCCGTGTCATGCGCCCAATACAGCTCAGTCTTGCCGCAGGACTTGCAGCCGCTGCGGATAGTCCTTGCTGAGTGCTTGATAAGTGTCATTGTTTCTCTCCCTCTCTCGTGGGATAAAGCGTCTTGCATTAGCAGAGTGCGATGCACTCATGAGAGCGCTAGGACTCAGGTTCGGCCGGTACTCGCGGACTTAAAAGCGCTTGCCCGATTACCCTCTAGAACCATCCGTGTATTGCCCTAGCGCTCTCATGAGTGCAGGGTGCCTAACGGCACCCTGACTCACTGTTGAGAGAGTGAGAGAGAGTTTGTCCCGCTAGCCCTGAGGCTGTAAGCGGAGCGAATGGCTAGGCGTGGTCGCCTTCAGGGCTTAGCTACCTGCCACACGGCCGGACCAGTTCCGGCAACTGAATGATTCGCTCTGTTGTCAAGGATCTTGCCCAGTGCTGGCCTTCAGTGCTTTCGCTCTGGCCTGCCGGGCTGTTCTGTTGTTGTGCAGGATCATCATGGTCATACCCTCACGCCGCCTGTCAAGAGGGTAAGCAAGCATCGTTACCTAGCTGTGACCTAAGCATGTATGAGCAGGCCAGGCAGGCTGGCAGGGCTAGCCCTAGGCGTCCCTGTAAGCATCCCTAAGCCCCCGAGAGCCCCCAGCCCTACCGGCGATAGGGGTCACCCCTGAGAGCCCCTGAGAGCCCCTGCACGCAAGCTGCTAGGGGTAGGTGGGTGGGCTAGGGCTAAGGGCTTAGGTGGCTGGAAGGGGAGCACCACACGCGAGCGCATATCTTGAGATCAAGACATTAGGCGTCGAAGGATTGAGCATTCAACTAAGTACCCTAAGCCGCAGGTCGGACCTGGTGTTGTTTATTCGAGTGAAGGCAGGCAGGTGACCTAAGCGATAGCTAAGCGCAGTTGCGATCCATCCCCGAGCCGGGCTTACAGATCTCAAGGGTAGTTAAGCGCTAAATTTTTACCCCACCCATCAGGGGGAATGTGGGTTGCAAGATCTTTTCTTGATAGTCATGTGGTAACATCGTTCCATGAAGAATTGCGATGTTTGTGGCAGGGGGCTACGTGCAGACAACCGCTTGGGGGTCTGCACGTCCACTCTCGCCTGTAAGCACGAGTGGGATCGGCGCTGGATGTCTATGCGGGAAGATCTAAGACTGGAGCGCCGGGCGTGCGAGGTTTGCGGGGGCAGGCTTCAGGTGAACAACCGCTCGGGGCTCTGTCAGCGAACAGAGGCGTGCCGTTTTCGCTACGGCCAACGCCAGACGGGTCGTGCTGAGCGAGATTACCGTCCGTGCCAAGGTTGCGGCCGGGCAACCATGTCTAAAACTGGTTACTGTTCTCATACCCCTAGTTGCGACAAGATGCAAAAATACGGGGCGCCTAAGCCGCCCCGGCTATGTGAAGTTTGCGGTTCCCCGACTAGATCGAGTACGGGCGTGTGCCAGAAAACGGTAAAGTGTCGTCACATCTGTCAAGCTAGGCGCCTCGGCCGCCCCGTCGTACTGTGTGCTTGCGGGAATGCGCCCATGGCGGGTTCCGACTCTTGCCGCACTTGCTGCATAACTAGGGGTTTCACGACGCGCCGGGTCGAGAAGGGGGCTGATGGTTATGTCTCCATTGGGATCATTGGTGAAGATGGTAAAGTTAACCGGATGCTAGAGCACCGATGGGTTATGGAGCAAGTAGTTGGCCGGAAACTCTTGCCCAATGAGAACGTGCATCATCTAAACGGGGATCGCGCCGATAACCGGCGCGATAACTTGGAGCTGTGGTCTCAGTCTCAGCCACCAGGCCAGCGGGTCGAGGACAAGGTTGCGTGGGCCGTCGAGCTGCTAGAGCTGTACCGGCCTGACGTGCTGGCTTAGCCAACCCTTCATGATCATCCGCGGCCTGGTGGTAACCTGTGTCTACCCGGGGGGCCTCGTCACATCGGAGTTTTAATTAGGCTAAGAGGCTTCCCGGGTTACTTAGGGAGGCTTACGTGCCTAGGTTTTACCGGGGTCACACGGATTCGAGGGGCCGCGTCAGCGGCTACTCGTATGGGCTCACTTGGGCCTCGATCAAGGTGTTCTTCGGGATCATGTTCACGGCCCTGTTGCTTGGGTGGCCTTTGCTGATCCATGGCCCGGTGGGTGTTGCCCTGGAGATCGCGTGGGTTGTGCTAGCCGGGTTCTTCCTGGTGCTAACCCTTTCGTCTAGGGGCGCCCATAGGGCAAGCCGCCGTGAGGCGGCGGCTGCCGCTGAGGCGCCTAGTTACGAGCCGGTGTATGACGGTGATCCCCCGGCTGGGTATGTGCCTCCCGCCCGGCCTGGCGGCCGGTCAACCGGGACTAAGTTCCAGTCGTAGGCAAATTGGTATAGGTAAAATTTTCCCCAAGTCGTTCCTCTGACCTGGGGCTTATCCTGCTTTACCAACTTTTTACCTAAATCGGTGTCCCCAACCTCGTTTGTGACATCCTTCTACCTTATTAACAGGGTTAACTTCGGCAAGCCCTGTCTTACAGACGGCGCCTTGCAGGGCGCCGTCATGTCCGGCCTTGCAGGGCCGGACCAGGGCGCCCTTATGGGGCGCCCCCCTAGTAACTAGGGTTAAAAGGTTAAGCCTTCTCAACCTAGTTAACTAGGGTTAGTACCGTGGCCGGGTGACTCGATCGCCGGTGGATGATTCGCCCACGGCTCAAGGGATCACCCCCTTTTCTTTCCACCGGGGGAACCTTGCCCGGCCACACATTCTTTCCACCGCCGCCATAGAGGGATCGTTGGCAACTCACCCTTCTAAGCCCCAGCCTTTGACACCGGAGATATCGGTTAGCCACCCTTGCGGGGCTGCAACCTTTGACAAGGTGACCGGCGAGAAGAACGGGCCGCCTTGCAGGCGTCCCGTTAAGCCCGGTGATATCCATTGCAGCTTTCATGGTGGGAAGATCCCGGTTGTCAGGGCCGCCGCTCAAGTCCGCAAGAATGAGATCCAGGCCCAGCATCAGGTTCGTAAGCGGATTATGAAGGCGGGCGGTCACGCCACCATGGAAGACGCTTACGCCGAGCTGGAACAGTTGGCCGCCGAGGCGGCCATGTTCAGGAAGATTTGCTTCGAGCGGCTTGAAGCCCTCAAAGTGGACGCCTGGCGGTATGAGGGCAAAACCGGGGAACAGATCCGCTCTGAGGTTGTCCTTTATGAGCGGGCCATGGACAGGTCCCAGAAGTTCCTGGTTGACTATGCCCGGCTTGGTATCGCTGAGAAGCGGGTCAAGATAGCCGAAGCTCAGGCGATGATCCTTGTGGGTGTCATCCAGAACGTTCTTGGCCGCCTGGACCTTTCAAGGGACCAGAAGCGGATAGCGGCCACGGTTGTTCCGGAGGAACTTCGTGCGATTGCTGCCCCGGCTCAGAAGGACACGGCGCCCTGAGGCGCCGCTAGCCCACCCTCTTACCGTTTACTGTCACCGCTGCTTCCTGTTCCGCAGGAACCATGGTGACAAGGTTAAGCACCGGCCCTGTTTCGAGCCGGGGTGTTACTGCTGGTGCAGCAAAGTCCGTGGCCGTGTCCCTTAGAGAGTGAACTTCGTTGGCTCCCAGTTTCCAGTTTGCACTGATTCGTTCCGGGGCTGGCACCCCGGACCCAAGGGGATAGGCTTTGCCGCTTAACTACGTTGCGATCACGGGCACGTTTGACGACGGCTCCGGTAACCCGCTCAGCGGCAGCGCTGTTTTCACCCCGAGTGAAACCGTGTACGCCTCTGGTGTCCCGGTTGCCAGTGCCGCTAACCCGGTTAGCTTCCCGATCACCGGGGGCATTCTCACGGGTGCCCGGCTACTCGCCACGGACAACAGCCCGCTTAGCTATGAGGGCCTGACCGGGTTCTTCTACTGGTCGGTGGTGGTCACCCTTGCCGGGGTGTCTACGGCGTCTTGGTCCTTCTTCCTGCCGCACACGCCTTCCACGGTTGACCTGTTCTCTCTGGCCAACACCGCCGCCGCTGGCGGCGGGTTCACATCCCCGATGACAACTCTCGGGGACATCATCGTTGAGAATGCCACACCGGCAGCCGCCAGGCTGGCGGGCAATACGACCGCCGCTAAGCAGTTCCTTACCCAGACCGGCACGGGTTCAATATCGGCACTTCCGGCCTGGGGGCCTATCACCCCCGGCGATGTTCCCGGCGTAGATGGCGTGACCGTGACCGGCACGCCCAGCACGGGCCAGGTCCCTACGGCCACGGGCTCCAGTGCCGCCACTTGGCAATCCCCCGCTAGCGTTTACCAGCCTTACCAGTTCCGCCCCGAAACCTACGGCGCCAAGGGTGACGGGAAGATCATCGTAGATGCGACGGTTGCCGGTGGGTCGCTGAGCACGCTTACTTCGGCCAGTGCGGGCTTCGTGAGCGGGGACACCGGCAAGAGTATTCTTGTTGCCAACGGGATAACCCCGTTTGCCCGGACAATCACGTTCGTCAACTCGACCACGGTAACCCTCAGCTCGGCAGCGCCCGGCGCGGTTACCAGCGTCGGCGCGATTTACGGCACTGACGACACGAGCGCGATCCAGTCTGCGGTCAACGCGGCTGTCACTTACGCGCAGGGCAATGCTTCCGCGTATGGGGAAGTCGTTTTCTCCCAGACCCTTTACTGTGTGGCAGGCGCCGCCGTCGTGGGCGGCGGCACACTGGGCAATAGCCAAATAACCCTGCCTGCTATCAGTGCGGCATCCGGCCACAAGGTCTACTTGGCCCTTAAGGGCCTCGGCCAGGTGGCCGCAAGTCCCGCGCACTGGCTTAACCCGAACGTCAACCCTGCTGGCGCGACCCTGGTTTGCATGAGAACCGATGGCACCTATGACGCCACCTTTGGCCCGGCGTCGGTTATCGGTGGCCCGGTCAGCGGATACGGCGGCGGCGGCGGCACTTTCAGCAACATGACGCTGCTGGTGGACGGCCTGACTATCATGACGCCGTACTACACGAGCTATGGTGGGCTGATGCTTTACGGTCTGGCCGGGATGAAGATCGGCGCGTATGCGTTCATGCCGTTGGGGGTCGTGGTTGCTTCAACAGTCTGGCCACAGTTTCTAGGCGGTGGGCTGGTCACAGGCGGTCTTCAGTACACCGCTGGCCTGATAGCCCCGACGACGGGCAATAACGACATTAGCGAAGTGGACTCTTACACTTGCTATGGTGCCTTCGTAGGCGTGGTCGGTGCTGACCACCTGACCATCAAGGCACTGCGTACTATCTTCTGCGGGATTGGGTGGCTGCTTAACACGGGTATTCCAGCGGGGCATACGAATCACGGTGCTTCTGTTCTGAACTGGTCGTGCGAGGCTACCCACAGCCCTATTTACGCCTACAATGTCGCAGGATGGAATGGCTACTCGCTTTCACCGGGCAGTGCTGTGGTGAACGTGGGAATGCTGAGCCTGGAATCCTACACAAACCCTCTGGTTAATGCGGACTCTGCCGTGCAGGGAAGCATCTACGGCCTTATCTACTTCGAGGACTTGACGCCGGGCGGCGCTTACTACGGCAATGAGAATAACTGCCCGGGGCTCAAGCTGGTCAACCTGGATGGCCCGTATGGGCCACTTGTAAGCCCGCAGGCTCCCCCGGCAACTGGGGTGGCTTGGCTGAACGCCTACTACCGGGACGCCTGGATCACCCTTAGCTCCACGGCCAGCATTAGCGCCCTGTCTATCGACTCGACGGCGCAGAATATTACGGCCGGGGCCAAGCAGCAGTTTTTCCTGCCCTCTGGGCATTCGTACACCCCGACCTACACGGGCACCCTGTCACACACTGTTACCGCACTTTAAGCCCTGAGGGATCATGGGCACTTCTGACCTTATTTTCTCCACCGCTGCGGGCCTGTTCACCACCCGGAACCTCACTGATGACCCGGCTACGTGGGCTAAGGAACGCGCCGACGTTTACTTGTGGTCTAAGCAGGTGGAGATAGCCCAGTCGATCGTGGATAACAGGCGGACTGCTGTGCAGTCCGCTCACGGCCTGGGCAAGAGTTTCCTCGCCGCCACTTTGGCGGCATGGTGGATTGACGTTCACCCACCTGAGGAAACCATGGTTGTGACCACGGCCCCCTCTCTTGATCAGGTTCATGCGATTCTGTGGGAGGAAATACGTGGACTCCACGACCACGCCGGATTGCCCGGTGTCGTTCAGCGTACTGACCGATGGCTGGTCGATGGCCGCCTGGTCGGCATGGGACGGAAGCCTCCGGACTATTCTGAGTCCGCCTTCCAGGGGATACACCGACGTTATGTCCTTGTCATACTTGATGAAGCGTGCGGAATCCCCGCCTGGCTCTGGACAGCAGTAGAGACCATCACCACTGGTGACCAGTGCAGGATTCTGGCCATCGGTAACCCGGACGACCCTAACAGCCACTTCAAGCGGCTATGCCAGGGGACTCCCGGGTGGGAGTCCTTCAAGATCAGTTGCTTCGACTCCCCGAACTTCACGGGTGAAGTGGTCCCCGAGAAGCTTAAGGAACTGCTTACCGGCCAGCGGTGGGTTGACGACCGCAAAGCCGAGTGGGGCGAGGATAACCCGCTCTACATTGCTAAGGTGCTGGGTGAGTTTCCTTCGGATCACCCGTGGTCTGTTGTCCGCATGTCTGACGTGTATGCCTGCCGGATTCCGGCGCCTCGTGCGTCCCATGAACTTGTCCCGGTTGAGCTTGGGGTAGACGTTGGGGGCGGCGGTGACGAGACCGTTATCAGGGAACGCCGGGGCATGGCCGCTGGCAGGGAATGGAGAGAACATTCCGATAAGCCTGAGCGGATCTCCCGGTTGATCATCCACGCTATACAGGCCACCGGGGCAACTTCTGTCAAGGTGGACTCGATCGGTGTTGGTGCCGGTGTGGTGGGTGAGCTAAGGAACCTTAAGGAGCTGGGTTACCACCAGGCTAAGGTTTACGGGGTCAACGTGGCCGAGAAGTCCCCGGCTGCCCCGGACAAGTATTTCAACCTTAGGTCACAGCTCTGGTGGGAATGCGGCCGGTTGGCCGCAGAGGATCGTGCCTGGGACTTGTCGGGCATGGAGAACGCGGATAACACGATCGCGCAAATGCTTGAAGTTCGTTACCAACATGACCTGAAGGGCCGAGTCAAGGTTGAGCCTAAAGATGATGTGCGAACACGGCTCGGCAGGTCACCTGACAACGCGGACGCTCTTTTGCTCGCCTACTATCAGCCTACGTCTTCGGCTACTGAGTGGTTTGAGTACATGATGGGCCGAACGGCCTAACATGGCCCGTAGAACGCTCTGGAAGCGCCGTGGCGTCTCCCCCAGCACTCCTGGCGCCCGGGACATCTCCGACCAGATCCAGGCCCTTACAAGCGCTGTCAGGGCCACACAGGGCTACGGTATTCTGTCCCGCCCTGAGGAATGGGTTTCATCCGGGTTCCCTCCCGGTCACCCGCTCGGCCCGCAGCCGCTTGACAAGCCCCGCCCTGACGGGCTGCCTGACCCTAGGCTGTTCCAGTACCCGGTCACGATCAACCTGCCGGGTGTCACTGACCGGGTTGTGCCGTGGGAAACGCTGAAGAAAGCCGCTGAGTCCCCGGTTTTCCGCAACTGCATCGAGATCCGCAAGACTGCCATCTCAACCCTCGACTGGACTGTGAGGGTGTCTGCCAGGTTCCTTGAGCGGGAGTCTAAGAACACCGGCCAGGCTAAGCATGTGATCGAGCGCGGCATTCGGGACAAGTACAAGGCCGACATTGACCGTGGCCTTGACTTCTGGGAAATGCCCGACCGCAAGAACGGCCACGACTTCGCTAGCTGGATAAGCCTCCTGCTGGAGGAACAGCTTACCTGGGACGCGATGGCGATTTACCCCCACAAGACTTACGGGGGTGACCTGCTCGGACTGTGGATCGTTGACGGTTCCACTATCAAGGTGCTGCTGGACGAGACTGGCGGGCGGCCCGAGCCGCCCGGTCCTGCTTACCAGCAGATCATGTACGGCTTCCCCCGTGACGAGTTCACCGCCGACACCGTTGACATTGACGGTAAGAAACTGGTCCCCGGGGCACTGGACTCCACCCAGCTTATTTACGAGCGGTGGGTTAAGCGGTCTTACAGTCCTTATGGGTTCGGGCCGACGGAGCAAGCCCTGCTCGACGGCCTGCTGTGGAACAAGCGGTTTAGCTGGATGGTCTCGGAGTACACCGAAGGCGCCCAGCCAGCCGCCTGGCTGCTGAACAAGGGGCAGACCGACTGGACGCCTCAGCAGCTCATTGAGTACGAGCGGGTTCTTAACGACCACCTGGCCGGGCAGACCGCTGAGCGCATGAGGAACCGGCTGCTCCCGGTCGGCATCGAGCCGGATAACAACAAGCAGATCCCCGAGCGTTACCGCCCCGACTATGACCTGTTCATCCTTAAGCTGGTCCTGGCCCATTTCGATGTGGACATTTCGGAGTACGGTTTCACTGAGCAGGGCGGGCTAGGGTCCACCGGCTACCACGAGGGCAAGGCTGACCTTCAGTACCGTAAGGGCACCCTGCCAACCAGCCGCAAGCTGCAAGCCCTGCTGACCCGGATCTCGAACAACCAGCTCGGGCTTCCCCCGGAGCTGGAGTTTGCGTTTCTCGGCCTGGAGGACGAGGACGAGGCCGCCGCCGATGAGGTTGCGGGCAACCGGGTCAAGTCCGGGCGCATGACCCTGAACGAGGACCGGGCGAGGCAGGGCCTACCGGCGTACCCGTTCAAGGAAGCGAACATGGCCACTCTGGAAACCCAGCGTGGCGTTGTGTTCCTTGAGGGTGCTAGTGACCTGGTTCCGGCCGGTGTGCTGATCGAACCGGCCAGTGAGCACCCTGACGTTCAGGGCGACGATGTGACCTACGGGAACACCCCGGCACCTAAGCCTGCTCAAACTTCGGCTAAGCCGAAGACGCCTGCCGCTAAGGCTGAAGTCCTCGAAGAATATCGCGCTTATCACCACTGGGCCAAGAAGGCCATGCTTAAGCCGAGGGCTGAGACCCGGCCGTTCAAGTTCGCTTATATGACAGCCGAGCTGGCCAAGGAACTTAGCTTTGAGCCTGGTTGCCCGGTCGAGTTCGCTAAGGCCGGTGGTTCTGGCCCAAAAGAAAGCACTTCCCCGGATGGGAACGAGACCGTGAGCTGGTCTCCCTATTCGGTCCCAAGCTTGTAAAGGCCCTGGGTGGTTCTGTAAACGTTACAGAACTTGCCAAAGCCTGGCTGGCTAACCCCGGCCAGACTGATGCGCTCACTTGGCTGGAGCAGCGGGGGATACGCGGGCAGCTCGAACGGGCACTTGTGCCCGTGCTGCAAGAGCTGTGGGCTAACGCCTGGGAACTGGGTGTGCAGTCGGCGAGGAAGACGACCCGTTACCAGGGGCAGCCTAACCAGCAGGCTTACCAGAACATGCTGGCCCGCTACCAGTCCCAGTGGGTTAACCAGATCGTAAGCACGATCCTTAAGGGGATCGCTGCGCTTCTGGTTGCCGGGGCAACAGCGGCAGCCATCATGGCCCTGCTGGTCAATGTGAACAGTGCCGCCATGGTTGCCCAAACTGAAGTAACCCGGGCTATGGCCGCTGGCGCGGCCGAAGTGTACCGGCTCAACGGTGACAACCTGGTCGAATGGGTTACCGCCGAAGATGACCACGTTTGCCCGTTGTGCGATGCGAACGAAGCTGCCGGGCCACAGTTCCTTGGTCACGCTTTCCCGAGCGGCGCAACAGCGCCGCCGCAGCACCCTAGATGCAGGTGCGCTCTCATTCCTGTCAAAGGTGAACTTTAGTGGCACAAGCACAAGCCTCTTTCCGGGTCACGGTTAACGTGGAGCCCGAGCCTGCATGGGATGGCGAGGGCGTAGCGGGCAAGCTCGTCAAGGCCCAGCCTGAACGGCGTTACACCCTCATGGTTGCCTACCCGGCCAACAAGTGTGACGTGGCCGTGGCTAAGGACGGTTACCAGGACTTTGCCGACGAAGACGCCGTTGAGGAAGCCGCCTGGAACTACATGCTGAAGTCCCGCAACATTGGGCTTTGGCATCAGGACGGCACCGATGGCGCCGGGGACGTGGTTGAGTCCTACGTTTACCGTGGCCCCGATTGGCCCATTGAGGCCGGTGACGGCAGTACCCATGTCATTAAGGCCGGTGACTGGCTCATGGGTATCCGGTGGGGCGAGGCGGCCTGGGAAGACGTGCTAGCCGGGCGTATCAACGGTGTCTCGATGCAAGGGCTCGCCGAACGCGAGGAAGCCGCCCCGGCTGACCTGATCGGGCTTAGGAGCTAAGGGTGCCAACTTACCCGGCCAAGAAGCAAACCAAGGTCACCCGGCTCAAGGGCATCGAGGCCACCCGGGTTGACGGGGTTGACGGCCCAGCTAACGGGTTCCCGGTCCTGATGATGAAGGCTGTTAACCCCCAGGGCGGGATTGACGAGAAGCCGGATATCGCCGGGGCACAGGGCGTTATCGTTGACCTGTTCAGGCTGATTGCCTCCGAGGCGTCAGAGGGCGCCACTGGCGCCTTCACGGAGCTGTACGACATTCAGATGCTCTGTGACGCCATCTGCTCCCTTCAGTGCTTCCTGTGGAACGAGCAGGCCGGGGACGAAGACGACGGCGTTACCAAGGAACTAGCTAAAGACGCTAATTCGCTTGCCTCTTATGTACTTAAGCGGAAGTTCAGTGCCGCGAAGCGCAAGGAGATGGCCGAGAAGGGCGATGCCCTTCCGGACGGCAGTTACCCCATCGAGAACGAGGAAGACCTACATAACGCGGCGATTCTTGCCCGCAGCGGTCACGGTGACGTGGCAGCGGCCAAGCGCCACATTGCTAAGAAAGCAAAGGAGCTTGGCGTGGCTAACCCACTTGCCGCAGCGAAGTCTGTTGAGACCCCTGACGCACCGGAGGCAACTCCGGAAGATGGTCAGGAAGTAACTCCCGAAGCCGAAGTTGTCAAGGCTGAGGGTGAAGACCCGGCGCCCGAGGCGCCGGAAGCAGAGATTGACCCAGTAGTTGCGAGTGCCATCGCAAAGGCAGTGCAGCCCCTTGAGGCAGCTAACACAGAGCTGCGGGACGAGCTTGCGAAGCTGAAGGCTACTCCGATCCCAGGTCAGATCGCCCTTACCGCCCCCGCTGACGCGAGGGCTATCACCGCTAAGGCAGAGAACCTTGCTAAGGCGGCCAAGTATCGCCAACTGGCTGAGCGGGTGACCGACCGGGAGCAAAGGCGTTATTACCTTGACCGCGCCAAAGAACTTGAAGCGGTCTAACCCTTAACAGGAGATAAGCACAATGCCTCGTATGCTTGAGGAAATGTTCTCCGATGCTCCCGATGCACGGGAGCGCGGGGATCGTTTCGAGGAACTTAAGGCGACTCTGGCTAAGGCCATTGAGCGTCACGACACCGGCAAGGACGGTTTCCAGACCCTTGCACAGGCCGGTGACCACGGTAAGGCTGGCATCCTCAAGGGTGCCCGTGCCGGGTCTGCGGACCTGTCCAAGCTGGAGAAGCTTGCCGAGCGGTTCAGCGGCATCACCAAGGGCCTTAGCGCCGACGAGTCCGCTGAGGTTGCGGCGCAGCTCGACACGCTTAAGGGCTTCATTGGCGACCTGGGCAAGGACGTGACTGTTGCGTCCCCGGGCAACCTGCACCCCTACGACCTGGAGGCCCCGGCTAAGCAGCTTGTGCCCCGGTTCACCCCGCTTCGCAACGAGCTGCCGAGGCAGCCCGGTAAGGGCACTGCCCGTGAGTTCAGGCGGATTCTGGGTTACACCAACACCGGCATGGGTGGCGTGGCCAACCTGACCCCGTTCTTCAACTCGGAGTCGGACTCGGGCACTCCCACCTTCGGTGCGCTGGCCCTTAGGCGTGGCCAGAAGATCAGCTACGCCATGGATGTCAAGACGGTTGGTTACGTTGAGATGTCCCTGTCTGACCTGGTGACGTACAAGGCGTACTTCTCCGACCTTGGGTTTGAGGACGTGCGCCAGCTTAGCCAGATGGCTTTGCTGTGGTCTCACCTGCTCGGCGAGGAAAGGGCCATGCTGTACGGGCGTGGTTCCGGCTCGGGCTATGAGGGCGTTGTGGCGGCCCCGGCTGGCACTCCGACCCTGGCGTCTGCTGGTTCGGGCACCGGCTCCGGTTTCGGCACCACTGAGTTTGTGAAGGTCACTTCCTTTACGGGCCAGGGCGAATCGCTGCCTTCCGCTGAGGGCACCAACGCCGCCCTGACCGCTGGCCGCCCGCTGATCATCACCCTGCCTTCGGGGCAGCCTACGGGCGCCATCGCTTACGGCGTCTACATCTCGACCACCACCAATACCGAGACCTTCCAAGGTTTCTTCCCCTGCACCACCACGGGCACGGCGAACCAGATCCAGGTCAACACGTTTGTCCCGGGTGGCGCAACTGTGCCGGTGGCGGATGGCTCGGCTAACGCGAACGGTTATGACGGGTTCCTTAGCGTCCTGACCGACCCGGCTAACTCGGGTTACTTCGCCCGGTTCGACACCGTTTATGGCGCAACTGGCAGCTCCGTGTTCACTTCGGGTGGCGCGGCCAACCAGGGTGACAAGCCCTGGCAGGACGCTTTTGCGGCCCTGTATGCCAGCGTGTACGCGGACCCGGAGGAAGTGTGGGTTGCGGCGCCGCAGCGCCGCCAGCTTACCGACTTCATGCGGAATGCCACTAACGGCACCGCTGCTTACCGGATCACTCTTTCTGAGAGTGACGCGGGCAGCATGACCGTTGGCGGCATGGTGTCTGGGCTTGCTAACGAGTCCAGCCCGACTAGCCGCATCGCGGACCTGAGGGTTCACCCGTACATGCCGGTGGGCACTTCGTTCATCCGGTCGCGTGTTCTGAACATCCCCGACTCGGGGATTGGTGACACTACCGCTGTCACTTCCGTTCAGGATTACATGTCGGTTGACTGGCCGCAAATCCAGTTCACCTACGACGCCTCGACGTACTGGCTGGGCACGCTGGTTCACTACGCGCCCAAGTGGTCGGGCGCCATCACCGGCCTTCAGTAAGCCCCAAGGGTCACCCCCGGCTGACGTATGAGCAGCCGGGGGTGGTCCGCTAACCAGGAGACAAAATGGCTTACCTAGATTCAGCGGGGAACGTGGACCCGGCCACCCAGAACCTTGTTGACCAGTGGCAGCGGCTTGAGCGGCAGCGGCAAGCGATGTTCGCTCAGGGCACCCGGCCGGTTGGCATGGTTCCCACTTCCGGCTGTCCCGCTGGTGCCGAGAAGGCAACTAAGGGCACCCACTGATGGCCGCCTACCTGGACAGTGCCGGGAATGTTAACACGGCGGTTGCCAGTGATGCCCAGAACTTCGTGTTTGCCAACAGGCAGGCCGCAGCGGTCGGGCAGCAAAGCCCAGCGGCGGCAGTTCTGGTTGCCGCGACTGCCGCCCAGCTTTTCACCACGGACGCTGTTACCGGGGTGCCAACGGGGACTGTCATCGATGTCTGATGGCACGGGGATTACCACGGCTGTCCTTAAGGGCAAGCCTGAGTTCATTGCCCCGGACATGTCCCAGGATCACCTGGAAGCCCTTGAAGGCGACTTCGGCGCTAACGATGTCATGGTGCAGCACAATGACGGCGGGGTGCGTGAGGCTATTCGCCGCCTGCCCAGTCATCTTGAAGTCAGCCCGCACAACTGAGGGATCAAGTTGATTCTCAACCCTGAACCTGGGGACTTTCAGCTAGCGCCCACTGGCGGCCTTGGTGGCAAGCTCATTCAGTTCGGCCAGTGGCTTAACGGTGACGGGTTTGCTGATTTCGAGCATGTCCGCCTGTATGTCGGGCCATCCCAGCGTCAAGGCTACGGCAAGTTCATTCAGGCCGAGCCCCACGGGGCAGAGCTGGCCGAGTTCCCGCTTAACCTTGGCGCCTGGTCAACTGGGCTGCTTGGCATTAGCCCTGACACTGGGGCCGTGATAGCCATGACCGCTTACGGCTACCGGGGCACACCTTACGGCTTCCTCGATTACGGGGCCTTGGCCGCGCATCGTCTTCACATTCCAGTGCCGGGGCTTAAGAATTTTATGGCTTCGGACAAGACGATGATCTGCTCTCAGCTTGTAGCCCAGTGTTACCTGAAGGCTGGAGTTGTCCTGTTCCCCGGCGATGAGCCGGGTGACGTGACTCCTGGTGATCTTTACCAGTTGCTTGTTTCCAAAGGGCTAAAGCAGTAGGGCAGTCATGGCGAACCGGGAGGACCGGGCTAACGCTAAGGCTGCCCGGCAGGACGCTAAGCGGGATAAGGGGCTGAAACTCCGCAAGGCCCGCAAGTCAAGGAAAACCCAGGCGACCAAGAGGGATCGAGGTCAGGGCAGATGAAGGTTGCGACACCAGCTCGTGAGTGTGTCGAGATGGATGGGGTCACCGGGCGCCGGTACGACTTCCGCAAGGGAATCACCGATGTTCATCCCCGGGACGCTAAGGCCATCGTTGCCTTCGGCGGGTTCATTCCGAGCATGTCTGGGACCACCAGGGCCGGGCTTGGTTTCCGCTGCACTGCTTGTGGCTTCGGGTGTTACTTCAGCAAGTGTGGCCGTTGTGGTGGGATAGCCGTTAGGGAGATTGCTTACTAATGTCATACCAGCCTACGGGACGGCCCCCGGGCCGTCCTCGTAAGGATGACCCGAATCGCCCAGTGCCTAAGTCGCAGCCCCCGGTTAGCACTAAGAGCCTCAAGATCCCCCCTTCCGTCGAAACCAAGCCTGACTATGTTCCGCCTAAGCCGGTCTCTGTTGCCCCGGAGAACTCGCACGGCAGGCGGCCTGGTCCTCACCGGATCTGCATGGCCTGCTGGCCTGGTGGCTGGCCCGAGAAGGCTACCGGGCTGGCTTGCAGTCATGGCATCTGGTCTAGGCCGTGGGTGCCGTAATGGGCGGCTGGGCTATCCCTATCTCC